CAAGGGGTGAGTGCATGAGCATGGAAACACATGATAAATTAACACTTTTAAAACAAGATATAGGGATGCTCGGGAATGCGAAAGATGATTATCTTAAACATTTATTGAAACTTTCTGAAAAGGAAATGAATAGAGAAGGAATACAAAAAGAGAATACAATTGAGTATGATGGATTGAATGTACAATATGCAGCATACTTGTTTCGCAAACGTGCCTCGAATGAAACTGCTATGCCTAGATTTTTGCGTTTTGCTTTAAATAATATGCTGATTTCTCAGAAAGCGAGAAATTACACTTATCAAGAAAGTAGTGGAGAGAATGACGTTTGATGATGGAATTTTAAAGATATTTAATACAAAAGATATTGCTGAACCAGGAATGAAACCACATATTGCACTTTTCGAAAAGGGAAAATATTATTTTGGGTTTGAGAATATCGGTGTAACGCGTCACTATGCCGCTAAGCAAGCAAAAAGCAGAATTTCAAATATTGTTCATATATTGCAAGATAGAAATATTACAAGCGAAGATATTTGCATATTGGAAGATGGGCTTCAATATAAATGTGATTTAGTCCAACACACAAAGGACGATGATGGAATTCCAATTACTAGAATTACCTTAGAAAGGCTCGGTGAAGATTATGTCATTTCAAAAAATATATAGGGTAAAGAAAGCGTTGCTAACTGTCATGAACAATGTTGGACATTATGAAGCAATGAAAAAAACTGATAAATATATCGTTTGGGCCGAGGATGGAGAAGGTGATTCTGTTCATGGTGATGGAATAAAACAAGAACAAGCAATTCAAGGTACAATTGATTATTTTACCAAGAATGATGAAGATGAAAATGTCGATAAAATACAAAACGCTTTGGAGAAATCAAAGATTTCTTTTAATTTATCATCAGTGCAATATGAAGAAGAGACAGGATATATTCATTACGAATGGGAGTGGGAAATAGCGTAATGGCAAAAATCACCATGAAAGGATTAGAAGAATACGAAAGAGCATTATCGAGACTAGGAGATGAGACAGAATCAATCGCTAAAAAAGCAGTTTACGAAGGTGCTGCAGAAGTTGCAGATGAATTCAGGAGACAATTAGAAGAACTTCCAGTTGAAGAAGGAGAAGTGAAAGGATTACCACCTTATGCACCAGAAGGGAAGCAAATCTCAGTAATAAGCAGAAGGCAAAAAGGGGATTTATTAAATTCTCTTGGGTTGGCAGAAATCGAAAACAAAAATGGCTATATTAATACAAAAGTAGGATTTGATGGATATGGCAGTATAAAGACTAAAAAACATCCTAAAGGAGTGCCAAATGCATTATTGGCTAGAACCATTAACAGTGGCACTTCATTTTTTAAAAAGATTCCATTTGCGAGAAAAGCTGTTAACAAATCGAAAGTAAAGGCTGAATCAGCTATAGCAAATAGAATAGATCAAGAATTGAAAAGAATAATGGAGGAATGATATATGGCATTAAAGGGACTTTCAAAACCTTATTGTGCGGAATATTCGTTTGAGAACAATAAAGCAGTTTATAAGAATGGATATGCCTGCGATAAGGCTGTCAGTTATGAAGTGACGGTAGAAGCTGGCGAAAGCAATCCTCTTTATGGGAATAACGGTATTGCGGAAAATTCTAAAGGAGTGTTTGCAAGAGGCAATTTGAAATTAGGAACCACAGAATTGCCACAAGGTTTGAGCAAAAAAATATATGGATTAAAAACAATAGCAAAAGAATATGGTGGAAACAAAACAGTGGACATCACTGTATTCGACGATGATGCGGATTCTCCATTCCTGGGGTTTGGAATAATTGAAGAACATCAGATTAACGATGCGGATAAGTATCGGGCTGTTGTTCTGTGTAAAGTAAAATTTAATGTAAATTCTGAAAAAGCAACCACAAGAGGAGATAAGGTGGAATGGACAACGCCAGAAATCGAAGCTTCCATTTTGCGCTCAGATGAATACAATGCGACAAATGATGGATTAAAACATCCGTGGAAATATGATGCATGGTTTGATACGGAAGAAGCAGCAGATGAATTTTTGAAAGCTGTGTTAGACGTAATAGAAGTGGAGGCACAATAATGGCAAGAATTAGTTATTTAGAGATAGCGGGTAAAAAATATCCGCTATCTTTTTCCTTAATGGCACAAAAGAAAATTGCAGCGAAATATGGTGGTTTAGATAAGATAGCAAACTATATGACAGGTGACAATGAGGAAACTTACGTCGAACTTGGTTATATTTGTACATTGCTTATTCAGCAAGGATGTGCATATAAAAACGCATTCGAGAAGGACGTTCCGCCTTACGAAAATGCGCCTGTTGTGAACGGAGAGTTTGTGCCACTAACAGAAGATGAAATCATGTTAGGGGTAGGTTTCTCAGACATGAAGGATTTAGTGAATGCGATTATGGAATGTATGGGAAAAGGCGTAAAGGCAGAACTTGAGGCAGTAGAAAAAAACGTGGAAAGCCCAGTGGAAACAGCAGCTTCGTCTGGTATGACCTCTGGGGGAGAATACTAAACATTCCACATAAAGAGTATTCTTGTATGCCTATCGGAGAGTTATCTGATTTGATTACGGCATATCAAATCGCGAATGGAATCAAAGAAGAGGCGATACAAGAAACAATTTATATTCCGGATTTGAGGTGAGAAAATGGCTTATGATATTGGCCCTAAGATAGGGATAGATGGAGAGAAGGAATTCAGATCACAAATTAGCTATGTCACGCAATCTATCAGAACGTTAGGGACAGAAATGAAGTCTGTAACTTCTGAATTTGCGGGAAATGAACAAGGGCAGCAGGCGTTAATTGCAAAAAATAAAGTGTTGCAAAAAGAAATTGATGCCCAAAAGAAAAAATTGGAATTATTAAACAAAGGTCTGAAGGAAAGTTCCGAAAAATACGGAGAGAATGATTCCAAAACATTGCAATGGAAAGCTACAGTCAATAATGCAACAGCCGAGTTAAATAAAATGAAAAACGAACTCTCAAACAATGAAAAAGCATTGGACGAGATGTCACGTGGTTTGAGAGATACTGAAACGGGAATAAAAAAAGCCAAAGATGAAGCAAGTACATTCGGCGAAGTATTTAAGGCAAACTTTGCAGTGGAAGTTATTGGTGAGTTTAAAGACCTGATTTTTGACGTTGCATCCAGCATTGCTGGTATTGCAGATGAAACAAGAGAGTATCGTACAGAACAAGCAAAACTTGTAACTGCATACAAAGATGCAAATCACAGTAATGAAACGGCAAAGAAAACTTATTCCGATTTAAACAAGGTTTTGGCGGATAGTGGGCAAGCTACAGAAACGGCTAACCATTTGGCTAAATTATGCAAAACAGAAGACCAATTGGCAGCATGGACTAAAATTTGCACAGGAGTTTACGGAACGTTTGGCGCGAGCTTACCTGTAGAGGGATTGGCCGAAGCGGCTAATGAGACTGCAAAAGTCGGTCAAGTCACAGGGCCTTTGGCTGCTGCTCTTAATTGGGCAACCAAAGAAGGTGAAACTTTTGGAGTAAAATTAAAGGCAAATATAAAAGCGAATAAAGAGTGGAATGATGCGGTAAAAAGTGCATCTAGCGCAGAGGATTACTTTAATTTAGCTTTGCAAAATTGTAGTAGTGAACAAGAAAGACAACAGCTGATAACGGATACGCTGACAGGATTCTATAAAAACGCGGCGGAACAATACGAAGTTACTGCAGCAGATATCATTACAGCAAATGAAGCGAACCAAAAATTGGAAGAATCTATGGGAAAATTAGGAGAAGCAACAGAACCTCTAATTTCAACCATAAAAACATTTGCTGCGGAAGGATTATCAAGAATTGCAGAAATAGTAACTGAAAATGAGAGTTCTATAGCAGGGTTCGTAGATAATGCAATAGAATTTGGAACTTTTGTTGTTGAAAATAAAGATGCCATTATTGCAGGAGTCGCAGGAATTGGCGCAGGTTTTATCGCGTGGAATGTTGTGACGATGATACAGGGGGTAGTAGGAGCGATCAAGGCATTTAAAACAGCAAATGAAGGCGCAACAGTAGCACAGCTCTTGCTGAACGCAGCACAAGCAGCAAATCCGGCAGCTATTATAGTTACATTAATAACAGCTTTGGTGGCGGCAATAGTAGTTTTATGGAATACGAATGAAGATTTTCGCAATGCTGTGATTGACATTTTTTCTAGCGTGAAAGAAAAGATTGGAAATGCGATTGAAAGTGTTGAAGAATTCTTTGAAGATTTGAGCGAGGCGGCGAGTGATGTAAAAGAAGATATCGTGGACGAGATTGGCGATGCGATAGATTTCATAACAGGAATACCGGGCGAAATGGTTGAAATTGGAAGTAATTTAGTAAAAGGATTATGGAATGGAATCAATAGCGCAAATGATTGGATTGTTAGAAAAATAAGAGGTTTTAAAGATTCTGTATTAGGCAGCATTAAAGAATTTTTTGGGATTCATTCGCCTTCTACTGTAATGCGCGATCAAGTAGGAAGATATTTGGCAGAAGGAATTGGAGTTGGTTTCGAAAACTCAATACCTAACGTGGCACAAGATATGAAATCGAAATTAAATGATGTAGTCGTGAAAAACGGAGCTTTACTAGCAGAAACCAGAACAGAAATCTCGGCTCAAATAGATTATGATCGTTTGGAAAATATGCAAGGAAAAGGAATATATTTGAATGGATCTTTTGGATCTGGAAAAACATATTTAATTGCAGCATTATTTAATGAGTTAGCAAAAAAGGATATTAAAAGTATTTCTATTTATTATCCTGAGTTTTTAAGAAATTTGAAATCATCTTTTAATACAGATTATAGTGAAAAATTTAATCATATAAAGAAAATACCATTATTATTACTTGATGATATTGGTGCTGAAAATTGTAGTAATTGGTCAAGAGATGAGGTTTTGGGACCATTACTTCAATATAGAATGGAAAATCATTTACCTACATTTTTTACTTCAAATTTATCTTTAATTGAATTAGAAAAAAATTTATCAATTACTTCTTCAGGTGTAGATAAAGTAAAAGCAAGAAGAATAATAGAAAGAATTAAACAAATGACAATAAATTTAGAATTAGTCAGTAAGAATAGAAGGGAT